GGCGGGGTTCGGCGAGATGCTGCTGGCACTGGACTGGGTGGTTGTGCCGACGCAGCTCGAACGCCTCGCCCTGGAGGGCGTGGGGTTGATGGCCGCGACGGTGCAAGAGAAGCGGGGCGGCAAGGGTCCGCGGCTGTTGGGGGTGGTCCCGAATATGATCCGGTACACCAACGAGCACAAGGCGCAACTGGAGGATCTGGTGAAGGCCTTCGGTCCGACGGTGTGGCCGCCAATCCCCTTGAGTGTGCGTGTGGCGGAGGCGTGCGCTTTCGGGAACGTGGTGTTCGATATGGCGCCGGAGGACAAGGTTACGGTAGCGATGGGGAAGGTGGTGGAGCGGTTTTTGGGGGCAGTGGGGAAGTAGGGAGTAAGGAGAATGGATGCGAAGGGCGGACCGATTAGACGCAAACCGGTGGTGAATGCGGGAGACCTGGCGCTGTTGAGGGTGCTGCTGGGCTCCAAGGTGGAGCAGCAGCCGGCACCAACTACAGCGCCAAAGGCTCGCAAGAAGATACGACGGTTGCCGGACCTACGTGGGTCTGGCAAGAAAGGCGTGGGGAAGCTGGCGAAGCGGCGGCGAAAGATTGCGAAGGCGTCGCGGCGGCGGAACCGGGGAAAGTAAGGAGACCCCTTACAACTTTCTCCTCTCCCAGAGGGAGAGGGGAGGGCTGATAAGAGCGATTATTCCAACTGAGAGCCTAAGCGAGCCAGGACAATTGAGAGAACCACACACCCAGAGTGAGCCAGGATGTTGAAGAGGACCAGTAAGGTAAAGCGAGCCGTACGTATAGAGATGACCTAAGAGCGAGAGCGAGCCAGTGGCGTTGAGAGAACCAAAGGAGTAAAGCGAGCCATCCACGTCTAGAGACCCAAGACCGCCAAGCGAGCCAGTGACAGTGAGAGAACCAAAAGGAGGAAGCGAGCCAGGGGGTAGAAGAGACCCAGCATACGTAAGCGAGCCAAGTGACGAAAGATACCCGCATCATAAGAGCGAGCCAGTGATACAAAGAGAACCGTGCGAGCCCAACTGTGAAAGTAACCCTATATCATAGAGCGAAAAGGAAAAAACAAAATGCCTGACAATCTTCTGAGAGCTTTAGTAGACCTACGCGACCGCCAGATACAAAAGGCGCGTATCCAGTTTGGAAACCGCCTGGCAGCTATCGAGCAGAGCGCTGATGACCCGTCAGTTAGCGATCAACGCAACGTCGTTGACAAGTGGTTGATTCGTTTCACCGACCTTGAGATGGAATTGAATAAGGATATAGCCCGCGCCGTCAAGACTGAGCCAATTTATGAAAGCCTGTCGGGGTTGAAAGGGATCGGCCCGCTACTCTCAGCAAAACTCATTGCGATGATTGACATTGAACGAGCCGATACCGTTTCGGCGCTGTGGCGTTACTGTGGCTATGGCGTCGTGGATGGTGAGCGAGAACGACCGACGAAAGGCGAAAAGCTGCACTACAATGCTCGCCTGAAGACAACCCTGTATTTGGTCGCCTCGTCCTTCCTCAAGTGCAATTCGCCCTATCGTGAGGTGTATGACGACGCCAAGACATTCTATCAAGCGGGGCGACCTGACTGGACAAAGGCACACATTCACAACGCTGCCATGCGCAAGATGATTAAGGTATTCCTGTCCCATCTGTGGGAGGCGTGGCGCGTGATTGAGAATCTGCCTGTGAGAGGAACCTACGTTCACGACCGGCTAAACCACGACCACGAGTATAAAGCCGAAGATTTTGGATGGTAGAGCGATATATGAATTGTGAGCAAATGGACACACCTACGGAATACCAGAACTTCTTAGAGAGCAAGATCGATATAGTGGAGCGGTCCGGTTTTGCTGTTGATCCGGGAACTCTACATCCGAGCCTCTTCCCACATCAGAGAGATACGATTGTTTGGGCGGCGCGCCTGGGACGGGCCTTGATTGCGATGAGCTTCGGGCTTGGCAAGACGCGCGTGCAGTGCGAGCTGGCCAGGCTAATCTACGAACGCACTGGCAAGCCATTCTTGGTGGTTTGCCCGTTGGGGGTGAAATACCAGTTCAGCGCGGAGGACGGACCGGCGCTGGGCCAGGTGTGGCAGTACGTGCGCACCGATGAGGAAATCCGGGCGGCGACGACTCCATACCTCATCACCAATTACGAACGGGTGAGAGAGGGCAACATCACGCCGGCGACCATCAATCTGCTGGGGGGTGTCTCACTGGACGAGGGGTCAGTGCTCCGGTCACTGGATAGCAAAACGTCGGATGTGTTCGTGGAAGTCTTCGCCCCCGTCCCTTATCGGTTTGTGGCGACGGCGACGCCGGCGCCCAATGAGTATCGAGAAATCATCTATTACGCGCGCTGGCTGGGGATTATGGAGCACGGCGAGGCCTTGACCCGGTGGTTTCAACGCGATACGACGAAGGCCGGTCACCTGACGATCCATCCCCAGCACGAACGCACATTCTGGCTGTGGGTGGCTTCGTGGGCGCTGTTCCTGTATAAGCCCAGTGATTTGGGCTATTCGGACGAGGGTTACAACCTGCCCGAGCTGCGCGTCCATTGGCACCGCATCGAGACGGATCATCGCCGGGCGTGGGACCAAACCGACAATCGGGGACAGCACCGGTTGTTCCTGGACGCGGCCAGCGGGGTGCGAGAGGCATCCGCCGAAAAGAGGGCAACGCTGGCGGACCGGATCCGAAAGATGGTCGAGATCGTCGGCGAGGCCCCGGACCGCCATTGGCTATTGTGGCATCACCTGGAAGACGAACGGCGGGCCATTGAAAAGGCGGTGCCGGATGCGATCAGCGTGTACGGCTCTCAGGACCTGGACGTGCGTGAGGAGCGCACCATTGGCTTCGCCCACGGTGACGTGGCCATCCTGGCGAGCAAGCCTGAGCTGTCAGGCTCCGGGTGCAATTTCCAGCTCTATTGCCACAGCGCCGTGTTTTTGGGCGTGTCCTACCTCTTCCAAGATTTCATCCAGGCCATCCACCGGATATACCGGTTTCAGCAAGAGCAGCCGGTGGATATACACATCATTTACGCCGAGTCGGAACAGGCGGTGGTGGATACTCTCAAGGGCAAATGGCAGCAACACGACGCCTTGGTGGTTAAGATGCAAGCGATCATCAAACAGTATGGCCTGACCCACGCAGCCTTGAGCCAGGACCTGCACCGGACCATCGGCATAGAGCGACAGCAGGCGGACGGGGAGCGCTTCACGGCGGTCAAGAATGATTGCGTGGAGGAGCTGCAGACTCTGCCTGATAACCATTTCGGGGCGATCATCTCCAGCATCCCCTTCAGCACCCACTACGAATACGTGGCCAGCTACAACGACTTTGGGCACAACCGGGACGATGAGCGATTCTTCGAGCAGATGGATTTCCTCATCCCGCATCTGTTGCGGGTGCTCAAGCCGGGGCGGGTAGCAGCCATCCACGTCAAGGACATCGTGCGCTACAGCCATCAGACGGCCTCCGGGTTTATGGAGATCAATCCCTTCTCAGCCAAGACCATCTTCGCCTTTATGAAGCACGGCTTTTTGTACGAAGGCGAAATCTTCATAGTGACCGATGTGGTCCGCGAAAACAATTCAACCTATCGGCTGGGTTGGACTGAGATGTGCAAAGACGGGTCGAAGATGGGCGTGGGGCTGCCGGAAAAGGTGCTGCTCTTCCGCAAGGCACCGACGGCAACAGATACGGCCTATGCAGACGAGCAGGTGGTGCATAGCAAGGAGCGCTACACCCGTGCGAGATGGCAGATCGATGCTCACTCATTCTGGCGCTCATCTGGCGACCGTCCCTTGTTGCCAGATGAACTCTACGATTATGATGCCCACGTGGCCCGGCTCGAAGAGAAGGAACGCGCCGGGAACCTGCCGGCGACGTTCTTCTACGAACCGCCAGAGAGCCACAGCGACCGGGTGTGGGACAACATCAACCCAATGTTTTGCTTGAACAGCGTCCAGAGCCAGCGGGGCCTTGAGAAGCACATTTGCCCGTTGCCTTTCGATATTGTCCGGCGGCTGGTCGAGCGGTTCACCAGCGATCCCGAATTGGTCGCCGAACCCGACATTATCCTGGACCCGTTCGCTGGTCTGTTTACCGTTCCCTACGTTGCGGTTGAGATGGGAAGACGGGGGTACGGGATCGAGCTGAGTGAGGATTTCTGGCGCGCCGGCGCGGCCTATTGCCGGCAGGCCGAGATGAAGGCGATGGCCCCGACGCTGTTTGATTATATGGGGAGCGTTGAGACGGTGCATGTCGACGGCAATAATGGGAAGGGGAAATGAGCATCCACTTTCTTTATCGCGCGGCTTTCAGCCTGGCACTGGGGGAACTGGTTCTGGCGCTGTTGATCGGTCTGTTGGGAGTGGCGCTCTGGCAGGACGTGATCACGATGGCTTTCGTCCTCGCCGGGTGCAATGTGATACGACTGACACTCACCCGGCAGCGAGAGGTCGCCAGGGATATTTGGGTTGTGGTAGGGCAGACACGATAACGTTTCTTATACGCACTGAGGAGTTTTGACGATGGGTGACAAACGGGTGGGGGGCTTGCGGGGTCTAGACCCAGCGGTGACTGAGTGGCAGAAAACGGCGGCGACGAACACGGCGGCGCTGACGAGCAAACAGCGCAAGGATCGCGGACGAGTGCGCGTGAAGTACGATCTGCCGGAAGAGTTGAAGGAGCGCATTGAGGCTGCGGCGAAGGCGGAAGGGACCAGTGCCAGTCAGATCGCGGCATTCTTTCTGAACTATGCGATGGGAGAATACGAGGGAGGCCAAGGCAACGAGTTAAGTAGTCTCCTATTCGACAGCAAGGAGCCCAGCCGGTCCATGCGCTTTCAGTGGAATTTGAGGCTGCCAGGGGAATAGTCCCGGTCCCGCCGAAAGATGGTGTTTGTTCCCCTACGGGGACATTCGACGGGGACATTCGACGGGGACATCCTTTTTTACGACGGGGACATATTAAGTCCCCGTCGACGGGGCCATACGACACGCTCAGAGGGCAGGGGAGCGACGCAGGGCTACAACCGGTATTATCGGACCTACTTATTAAAAGGGCAGTGATCGATGCTAAATCTTGAACCTCTCTTCGATGCGGTGGACCTGGTGGGGCTGGTGGAAATGGCGGGGGGCCATCCTCGCCGACAGGGTAAGAGTTTCACGTGCAAGTGCCCGCTGCACGGGGGCGACAATCCGACCTCGTTCAGTGTCTACACGGACGGGGAAGGACGCCAGCGCTGGCACTGCTTCAGCGGATGTCAGACGGGGGGGGACGCCATAGAGTTCGTGCAGCGCTGGAAGGGCCTCGACTTCACCGAGGCGCTGAAGTGGCTGGCGGATTACGCCCGGCTCTCGCTGGAGGAGCTGGGGTGGACGTCCCAGGCGGCGGCAGAGCACAAGAAGCTGGCGAGTGTGACCGACCTGCTGACGCGGGCGGCGAAGTTTTACCAGGCTCTTCTGTGGGGCGAGGGAGAGGCGGCGGCGAAGGCACTGGCCACCGCGCGGGGGCGGGGGTTCAGCGATGAGCACCTTAAGACGGTGCTGTGGGGACTGTCGCAGTCAAACGACGCGCTGATGAAGGCAATGCTGAAAGCCGAAGACAGCACGGCACTGCTACCGCTGGCCAGGGAGATCGGGCTGGTGAGGGCAGATGGGAAAGACTTCACGGCCAACGCCGACGGCGACCAGGTGTCACCGGACGGGTGGCTGATATATCCGCATAGAGTAGGCGGCAAGGTGATCTCTCTCTCAGCCAGGGCGATCAGCCCGGTGGAGAAGGGGAGCAAATCGCGGAACCTGCCAGGCAAGAGACATTTGTACCGGGCGGAGATGGGCCTGGACGGGCGGCCGCTCGACGCCGAAGGGCTGGTGATCGTCGAGGGTCCGGCAGACGCGGAGACCCTGCGGGGCTGGGGCTGGCCGACGTGGGCGCTGTGCGGCTGCACGCTGCGAGAGGACGAAGAGCCGCACCTGGTGGCCGCCTTGCGGCGGAAGGCGGAGCGGACCACCGTTTACATCGCATTGAGCAACGACGTAGCCGGTCACCAGGGAGCGGAGCGCCTGGCTGAGATCGCCGGGCCGCTGGCGCGGATCGTGTTATGGCCGAAAGCTGACGGCGCGAAGAAGAGCGATGCCAACGACTGGCTGAAAGCTGGGGGGACGGCGGAGCTGGCCGAGGCGCTTTTGTGCGAGGCCCCGGCACACCTGGACCTGGAGATCGCCAGGGTGAAGAAGATCAAAGATATGCGCGAACGGGCGGAGGGGATCGAGCATTTGGCCGACCTGGTCGCTCGCCTGGGGGAGACGGAGAGGACGCTCTACCTCAAGCGCATTGCCGAAGAGCGGAAGTTGGAGATCGGCAGCAAAGAATTTGCCAAGATGGTCGCCGAACGAATGCCGAAGAGCGATCACAGCTCGGGCATCGAGGTGCGCGACGGCAAGTTCTGCTACTGGGGCGAGCCGATGTGCAATTTCACGGCGCAATTAAACCACGAGCTGGCCATCGACGATGGGCAGAACACGCCGGAAATCCACTACACGGTGGAGGGGAAATTGGCAGGCGGCCCGGCACTGCCGACCATCGACGTGGACGCCGAAGGCTTCGACGGGATGAAATGGATCGGTAAGACGTGGGGGGCGCGGCCCATCGTCTATCTTAACAACGGAAAGCTGCACCTGCTGAGACGGGCGATATTGGAGGCCGGGCAAAAGACGATGACCAGGGAGCGGGTGCACACCTTCACCGGCTGGTACGAGGTGGGAGGTGAGCGGGCGTTCCTGTCGGCCAGTGGGGCGCTGAGCGCGAAAGGGTTGGACGAAAGTGCGCGGGTTGATTTGCCTAATAACCTGGTGCATTACAGATTGCCCTTACCACCGGCAGGGGAAGGGCTGGTGGAGGCGATCAAGGCGAGCCTGCGCTTTTTGGAGATCGCGCCGCCGGTCATCACCGTGCCACTGTGGGCGGCAATGTGGGCGGCGCCGCTGACGACGATCAAGAGCCTGAATGCGGTGCTCTGGGTGTATGGGCCGACACAGAGCAAGAAGAGCACGATCAGTCACCTCGCCTTAAGTCATTTCGGGGAGGGGTTCGTGCAGGGACGGGATTACAAGGCGCCGAAGGATTGGACAAGCACCCAAGCCGACCTGGAAGGGACGATGTTCACCAGCAAAGACGTGGCTCTGGTAATTGACGATTACGCCCCGCAGTTTACGAGCGTTCAGGAAAGCAAGGAGATGGGCAAGAAGGCGCATTACATTGTGCGCTCAGTTGGCAATCGCAGCAGCCGCGGCCGGCGGCGGGCGGATATGAGCGCGCGGACGCAGTTCCTGCCGAGGGGGCTGGTGATTGCCACAGCCGAGCAGCCGCTGATTGGGCAGAGCATCGTGGGGCGGACGATCACCGTCCCCATCGAGTGGGGATCGGTCAACCTGGAGCTGCTGACGGCGGCGCAGGGGGAGCACGCCTTGTATAGCCAGGCTATGGCGGGATATGTTACTTGGCTGGCCATGAACTGGGACAAGGTGGCGGGAGAGTTGCCGGCGCTATACGCAGAGTTGCAGGCAGAGGTGCAAGACCGATTTTGCAATCAGGACCGGCTGACAGATTATTTCGCGGTGCTGTCGGCTTCGATGAGGACGGCGCTGCGCTGGATGGATGAGCTGGGGGCGGTGGATGAAATCAATACCCGGCTGGTGCAGTATGACGAAGCGCTGTACGAGGTGTTGATTGGGCAGAGCGAGCGCATCAGCCAGCAATCTCCAGTGCTGCGCTTCTTCCAGGCCATCGAGGATTTGTGTACACAAGGGTCGGCAGTGATAGCGCCGAAGGGCAAATTGGACTTTTCTGCCCCGTTTGGGGCGACGTTGATCGGGTGGAAAGACGAATCACTGCTCTACATTCTGACCGCGCCGGCGCTGGTGGAGGTCAAGAAATATTGGGCCGGGCTCGACGAACGGTTCGACACGTTGATCGACGCGCTGCGGCGTGAGGTTTGGCAGTACGGCTATCTCTTCGAGCGCGATGATCGGCAGTTCGAGATTACGAAGTGGATCAACCCCAGGGTTGGCCACAAGCGCGTCTTGCTGGTGAATGGGGAGGCGGTCCGCGACAGGCTGGGCATTGATTTGTTGAGCGAACCGGAACCGGCCCCGATTTTGATGGACGGAGCACCACCATCAGCCTAAAAGGGGAAAATTCCGAATTTACCGTTTTTTTGCCCTCATGCGAGAGCGTTTGCAGTAGTTACGTAGTTACATCAGTTACGTCTTAAGGTTGAGAATGCAATGACCACAATTTATGGGACTGTTGAGAGCAAAAGCATACTAGATGTTGTGGTCGGCGGAATTTTCCGCGTAACTACTGATTTTGGCTTGAGTAGTTACGTAGCAGTTACGGCGTAACTACTGTAACTACTGTTCTACTGATTTGGATGGATATACATGCACGAAAAAACGTATCGACGGCAATCTATGAGAGGGGGGGGAGATGAGAGACCTGGAGAATGAGCGGTGCTGGAAGTGTGAGGGGAGATTATACCTGGTAGCCGACGGCCGGGTGCTGTGTTTCAATTGTGGCAGGTATAACGGACTGGCCAGTGATCCGGTGACGGACTTGCAAGCGTTGTGCGAGTGGTTGGAGGAGAAGGGAACACGGCACGCGGCCTATCGCGACACTGTCGAATTCTACAAGCCGGACCTGGCTTATTTGCTGTATCCTCGGTGGAAGAAGTTCCGGGATGGGGCATTGTTCTGGGGAACTGGCTGGGGCTGGCGGCTGCGCAAGGAGTGGCGGCAGAGGGTGCAAGAACTTCAAACGGAACAATTGGCACAGTGAGGATAATCCACATTATAGCGACTGTGGGGTGGGGAAATGGGCAGCAAGACGTTTTGGACATACCGCTTTACGGGGAATGGGAAGGGACCGGCCGAGCTGCTGCAAGGCAGGATAAAAGAGGCAGTAAAAGACTTTTATCAAAAGCGGAAAGCGCTGCCGGAGGGGATCGTGGTCAACCCGACACTTGAGAAAGCGGCGAAGGAAGCGACCGGGGTGCTGAACCTTTTTGCGGTGCATGTGGAATGCATCGGCGGGTGTTTGGTCAACGAGGTGTGGCTGGTGGTCGAGGCCGATCTGCCAAGGGAGAATAACAATGGGGCTTGATGTCTGGTTTGCTGAGGATGTTGCACGGGCCTTGCGGGCGGCGCGCGTGGCTGGCCAGGAGGCGCGGCGGGCCATCCTGACTGCTGACGATTTGAACACTGGGCTGTTGGCAGAGCGGCAGGCTGGCTACTGGCAGGGATACGAGGCGGCACTGGCGACGATAGGGGCAGCCTTCGGGATCAACCTGGTTGAAGCGGGAGCCAGAGACTTCACTATTGTGGACGATGAGGGCGACGGCGGGGACCACCGCCCGCGGCTGCTGACGGGTAGGAGGTAGCGGTGGAAACATTCTGTATTAGCTGGGTGTTTGGGTTCCTGACCGGGGCGCTGTTGTTTGGAGCGGCGTGGCGCCGATCTCAACAGAGACTGCAAGAGGTAGAAAAGATCATCGGTGCTCTGCGCAGAGACTTGTCGAAGGTGATGGACGGGGAGAATTAAGCGCCCCCCGGCTAGGGACCGAGGGGCCAGGCAGGGGGGAGTAGGTCACCCTGCCCACGAGCATTATAAAGGGAGTAGGGAAGATGTCAAACTCTGAGAACTATTTGATGGCTGTGGATTGGGTGCTGAAAAACGCCGACGCATCGACCAGGTCGTGGAGGACGGCCGGCCGCCGGATCCGGCTGCCAAGTGGGGTCCCGTACCGGTTTGTCTCCAGGCCAGTGATCGGCCCGCAAGCGGCCACCGTCTCTCTCCAGGTGCGAGATGAGGACTTGAAAACGGTCCTGGCGCTCGATGAGCGTTTCGCTATGGTGGCCGGGGCGAGCTTCGTGCGCGTCTATCGGGAGCTGAGCCTGGTGCGTATTGAGTTCACCCTGCCGTTCAGCCAGTGGAGCGAGGTCTATTTATCGGATATGCCCCACCGGCCCGATGTGGTTACTTTTGGACGGACTGCGCTGGGATCAATTGCCCGATTGGGGTGGGACTCACCGCACAAGGCAATTTTCGGAACGAGCCAGAGTGGGAAGACGACCTGCCTAACAGATTTCATTTTGTCAATGGCGCGTGCCAACCGACCCGATGAGCAGCAGATGATCATTCTCAATCCAAAGAACGACCAAAAGTTGATACCCTTTGGCCGGCTGGCGCACCTGGCGGCGCCGATCGCTACTGGTTACGAAGATTCCGTGCAGCTCTTGCGTTTTGTACTGGCAGAGATGGAGCGTCGGCGTGGTGACGTCGCCTTGCAGGCCCGGCGGTGGGTAGTCATCGTGGATGAGGTGGCACAGTTGGCACAGGTGAAGCCGGAAGCTGGGGCAATTATCACCCAACTCAGCCAACTAGCGGGAGGGTTGCGGATCAATCTGGTTGTGGCAAGCCAGGCCGCCAATCCGAGTGTCTTCGGAGAAAAAGGCAGCCTGGCCTTGGCGAATTTCCCGTCGCGGCTTGTGTTTCAATTGCCGGCTGACCAAGCCTACCTGGCCACTCTGCTGGCTGGGCAACACACTGAGCGCCTGGCGGGCAAGGGAGACGGGTTGGCTATATCTGGTGACAGGGTTACTCGCTTTAGGGCGGCATTGCCGCAGCGCAGCGATTACGCCACTCTGCCTCTGGCGGCCAGTGAGCCAGAATGGCCGGAGACATACCAGCTCGCCGGCGACGCTGCGATCAAAGAGCGCTGGCAAATCGACCCGGAGATGGTGCTGTACGGGTTGATCATCACCAACAGCGCGACGGCGTTGCAGAAACATTTCGGCGGCAAGATGGACAGGGCCCGGGTAGCACGCGACTATGTCAACGCGCTCAAGGAAAAGTTGCCTGGGATCATCGAGTTGAAGAAGCAGATGGCCGGGGCGAAACCGGTCTAATCTTCCGGTGCATACCGGGGTGGTCTACCCCCTACCCCCTACCTATCCCCCCCTTTGGGGGCTGCGGTAGGGCGGGGTAGGGGGTAGGGGTAGGGGGTAGGACTATGAAGAGCTGTTTGCAGTGGATAGCGTTGGGATTTGGACTGGCGGCCGGCGGCGGCCTGGCGTATGCGCTAATCACCGATCAGATGACACGCACCGTCTTTTTCCTGATGCTGATGTTCATCGTGGGCGGCTTCATCGTGGGCGGCTTCCTCGTCTTGGACCGGTACGGCCAGGCACGGGCGGCGAGCGCGGGGCAGCAGCGGACGACGATCAATTATCCCGGGCAACTCCCAGGGCCGCAGCCGCCGCGTTGGGACGGCTATCCGCCAGCGTTGCCGGAAATGCCGCAGTTTCAACAATTGCCGGCTGGCCAGCCGCGGCGGCAGTGGTCAAACCTGCCGGCGGGTGAGGTCTTGGAGAACGATGACCAGTTTGTGGCGTAGTGCTGATAATGACGATTATACCAACTGGGGTGGATAGGTGGGGCTCTTGCTAACAACCATTTCAACTTGGGGGTAAGGGAATGACGAAGACGGCAGCATTGCCTCCGAGCGAGGCTCGGATATGGAACGCACTGAAGCCTTTATTGAAACCCGGTGCACCGCTGGATTATGCGAAGGTTGCGCAGGCAACTGGATGTAAGCGGTCCACGGTCTCTTGCCGGCTGAGCAGACTGCGAACTCGATATGGATTGCCTATCCCACTGCAGCCTGTAAGTCCAGACCGAAAGCGAAAGACAGAGAAAAACTGCCCAAAATGCGGCGCGACATTGGAAAAGGCTGTGTCTGGGCATTGGTGCCCGGAATGTGCCTGGGACGAGGAGCTGGATGGGTGGGACTGCAAAAAGGGAGGGGAGCCATGTTCAAGTACGACGACGTGATCCCGGTGGCAGAAACTCTGGCGGCGTGTTTGACGCCAGTGTGCGAGCAGGTGAGCATCGCGGGGAGCCTGCGCAGGAAGAAGCCGCAAGTGGGGGATATGGAGATTGTAGCCAGGCCCATCCTCCGCGAGGTGAAGGATATGTTCAACGTGGTGGTGGATTACATCCCCAAAGGCCTGGACGAGGTGCTGTGCGCGCTGGTGAGGGCGAACGTTCTTTTGCCGGGGGACAAGAACGGGCCACGGTACAAGCAATTCGAGGTGCAGATACCCCACCGGGGGCGTATCAAGCTGGACTTATTCTTGGTGCTTCCACCGGCTCAGTGGGGGGTGATCGTCATGCAGCGGACCGGCGCGGCTGAGTTCAGCAAGTGTCTGGTGACACAGCGGAATAAGGGGGGATTGCTGCCCCCCCACCTCCACGTGGAGGATGGGGCGATCTGGGAGGGGGACAAGATGATTGAGACGCCGGCGGAAGAGGATGTGTTCAAGATTTGCGGGTTGAAGTGGATGGAGCCGGAGTTTCGGATGGGGTGGGTGAGATTATGACCGATGTTGAAACCTGTCTCTCTTGTCCGCGTCCAGATGGTTGCGTTGAAGAATCGGCGGTGGCTAGTTATCTGCACGATCAGTGCCCGTTGTATCAGGCCGTGCAAGCCCGCAAGCGCAAGCGGGACGGTGGGACATTTAAGACATTGCCAGAGGGCTGGCTCACAGTCTCGGATGCAAGCCGATTATTACATAGGCGGACACAGACTATCTGCAAATGGATTAAGAAGGGCAAAATTAAGGCCGAACTGGTCCAGCGTGAAGGCTGGGTGCGAGAATTCTGGGCGATACCGGAGAGCGAATTGGCAAAAGTGCAGGCGCGATAACCTGCATTATACGCACTGTAGGGTGAACCGATGCGTTGGAATGAATTGACGGCTGAACAACAGAAGCCCCTGGATTACAAGATCGAGATGGCCTGTGTGGCTATCATCAAGGCGCTTGAAGTATGCAAGCGCCCGATGGTGGCCTTTTCGGGGGGGAAGGATAGCACGGCCCTGCTGCACATGATCAAGTCGGTGCGACCGGACATTCTGGTGGGCTATGGAAACACCGGGGTGGAATTCCCAGAGTGCATCAAGTTTTCGCGCCAGCTCGCCGAAGATTGGCGGTTGAATTTCCACGAGACAAAGCTGCTACATACGGACAGGATTGGCTACAAATACGCCGGACAGAGGATGATCTGGGAGCGATTGATTGCTGATGGGCGCATCGGCGACGTGCTGAAACCAGATGGCAAGCTGAAATCTACAGAGGCATTGGAGCGAGCTTGCCCGCCCGATCTGGCGGCTGAGCTGGAGAGCCGGCGGCTGGTGTGGCCGGCCAGCACACGTCAAACGTATTGGTGGTGCGTTGACCAGTACGGCTGGCCATTGCTGGGCAAGGCCTGGTCGAAGCTCACGGCCCGGCGCATTAACATTGATACATTCCTGCGCTTTTCGGAGAGTGAGAGCCAGGACGAATCGCTATTGCGCTACTATGCCGTGTTGCGGCAGGTGAAGATCAGCCAGGCGTGTTGTGACGTGATCAAGAAAGGGCCATCTGAGGCGATGCAAGCGCAACTTGGAGTTGACCTGGTATTCAAAGGCTTGATGGCTTCTGAGAGCCGGTCCAGGGCCAAGAACTTCTTGACCCGTGGCTATCTCTTCCAGGGGGCGAAGAAGGATTATCTACAGGGAGAGCGCATCTGGCATTGCCAGCCCCTGGCGATCTGGACGGATGAGGACATCTGGTCCTACATCCACCGCTACAATGTCCCGTACGCCAGCCTGTACGATATTTCCTATACGGCTGCCGATGGGTCCTGCCGGAAGATCAAGCGCAACGGTTGTATGGGGTGCTCCACCGATCTGCTTTTCCCCGATAACCACATGGCCGTGATGCGACGGACCCATCCCAAAGCCTGGCATAGTTTTATGAGCCAGGGCATGGCTGAGGAGATCAGGAAATTGCAACTGGCGCTGCGCAAGGGGCAGATGGGGATGTATGACCTGTTTACGGCAAGCGAGTTGATGGAGATGCAGCCGTGCATCTTCGACGATCTGGACGGTGTGGGGTTCCGGCAGCCGGCAATCGAAGGGCTGGCTTGGGACCCTGAAGTATAGCAGGCGCGATAATTACTCTTATATGCACTATGGGAAACAACCAGAAATGGAAAGGTGGGGGGGATGAGTACATCTTCGGCTATTGAGGTCTTATGCGCCGATCTATTCTGCGGCGCGGGCGGCACTTCGACGGGATTGCTCCAGGCGATGGACGCGCTGGGGTTGAAGGCGTCTCTGCTGGCAATCAATCACTGGCAACTTGCCATAGAGACGCACTCGCTAAACCATCCGCGCGTGAAGCACGTGTGCGACAGCCTGGAGCACCTGGACCCGAAAGCCTTGGTGCCGAGCGGGAAGCTGCGCATCCTCGTGGCATCACCGGAATGCACGCACTTCAGCACGGCGCGGGGTGGCAAGCCAATGTCGAAGCAGAGCCGGGCGACGGTGAAGCACGTGCTGCGTTGGCTGCGGAACCTGGACGTTCAGGACGTGCTGATCGAAAACGTCACGGAATTTCAGACGTGGGGGCCGCTACATCGTGAGGGACCGAACGCCGGTCATCCGATAGCAGCGCGCAAGGGGCAATTCTTCAGAGCATTCATCCGGTCGCTTACTCAGATAGGGTATCACGTGGAATGGCGGGTGCTGTGTGCAGCCGACTATGGGGACCCAACCACGAGGAAGCGATTGTTCATCCGGGCCAGCAAGCGCCAGAACCCTATCCTCTGGCCGGTGGCGACGCACGTCAGTCCGAAAAAGGCCAAGCTGCCGCTTTTTGGACATTCAATGGACCTACATCCCTGGCGGCCGGCGAGGGACATCATAGATTGGACGGACCTGGGATCATCCATCTTCAACCGGGACCGGCCGCTGTCGCCGAATACGTTGCGGCGGATCGAGGTGGGGCTGCGCAAGTTCGCGGGGCTGCCCTTCATCCTGCCACTGGAGGGATTTTTCAGAGGCAACCAACCACGGTCGATGGACAATCCGCTGCCCACGATCACGGCCGGGAGGGGTGTGGGGGGAGTGGTCAATCCATTTCTGGTGAAGCTCTACAAGGGGAGCGACGGGGTCTCCGTCGAGCAGCCGCTGCCCACGGTGACAGCAGAGTGGAATCACCTGGGGTTGGTCAACCCATTCGTGGTCAAGCTGCGCGGCACCAGCGACGCCGGTTCAGTTGATGATCCGGTCCCAGCCATTACAGCTCAGGGGAACCACGTCGGGGTGGTGAGCCCCTTCATCGTGCAGGTGGAGCATAGCGGGAAGGCGGAGCAGCGCGCTTATTCGGCCGACAGGCCTCTGCCGACGATAACGAACCGGTCGAGCATCGGCGTGGTCAATCCATTCATCCTCAACCTGCGTGGGGGGAAGGACGGCTACACGCGGGGGGCGTCGGTCGAAGAGCCGATGGGAGCACTGACAAATCATCCGGCGCAGGCACTGGTGAATGCCTTCCTGGTCGAATACCATGGCGCCAGCTACGAGGGCGGTGATCGCGCCAGATCAATCGACGAACCGCTGGCCACAGTGGCAGCGGGCGGGAACCAGCACGGCCTAGCTTTCCTGGTGAAGTATTACGGGATCGGAGTAGGGCAATCGCTTTTTGAGCCGCTGGGCACCGTAACCAGCAAGGACCATTTTGCGTTATGTGTAGCGGTTGAAGACGACACTTACCTTCTGGACATTTTGTTTCGGATGCTGAAGCCGGAAGAGATGAGCGCGGCGCACTCGTTTCCAGCATCTTACGTCTTTGCGGGAAATCGAGAGAATAAGGTGCGGCAGATCGGGAATTCGGTGCCGGTTGAGATGGCCAAGGCTTTGACGTTATCAATCATGCAGTGAGGATAACTGGAGTTATAGCGACTGGGACGGTTGACGAGGGGGAAGAGTGGGTTATAATGACTTGGAGACCAAATGGGAGGGGGTGGGCAAAATGGAGTTCATTCCTGATCAATCTGAACACAAAGCGCAGCAGGTGCCATTCTTTGACGATGTGACCAGCGAGCAGGGCTGGCGGGGACACACGACCGGCAAAAGTATCGAGAAACTGAAGCTGGAGATCATTGCGTCTATCAGTCGCCTGGGTGGCCAGGTGCAAACTTTCCAGCGGGGGATCTTCCAGGTCGGCGACCAGAAACGCGACGGCTTTCGGATCCATTACATCGAGGACCAGGGCGGCAAGCTGCTGTATGGCCGGCTGGATGTGGCCGCATTGCCGGTGAAGACGGATTATCGGCTGCGCCAGTCCTATGAGAAGCGCCGCGAGGGTTCGCTCAAAATGGCGCTCTTTATGATGCGTGAGGCATTGGATGGCACCTGGTTCCTACAACAGCTCTCACCTGGCTATTCTCCGCTTATGCCCTGGATGCTAGAGGAAAGCACGGGCAAGACGCTCACCCAACTGTGGACTGAGCGGACACTTGCTTCTAGATTGTTGGCACCGCCAGGCGGCGCCTCCGATGTGGTTGACGCTGAGTTCACTGAGGGCTAGAGGTTTGTAGGAAAAACGCAGTGCGGATAAGCACCATTATACCCTCTGTGGTAGTTGATAGGGGGAAAGCCCCGGCAGGTTTCGGCCTGCGGGGGCTTTTTTGTTTGGGGGGCATTGACAAGGGGGCATAGGTTGTGTTAGATTGGGAGTAGGATACTAGATATTGGGGTCGGGGGTGTGGTAGTTAGCTGGGGGGTGATCCACGTGTGTGGGTTGCCCTTTTTTGTTTACACAAATCGAGAGGAGAACACGATGGACAGCACTGGGTTGATCGAGTTGGGTTTGGTGATCGTGCTGGCGCTGGGGGTGCTGGCGCTGGGGGTGAAGTACCTGCCGGTCTTGAAGAAGGAAAAGCAGGGCTACCCGATGGAAACCGAAATCGAGGCGGCGCTGCTGCCCGTGCTTTATGCGGGTATCTGCGCGGCGTACCGCTTGCAGGAACAGGGGATGGAGTCGCTGCACGTGCGGATGGCCGGGGCAGACAAGAAGGCGATTGCGGACGCGGTGTACCGTTTGCTGCCGGACAAGGTGGGGAACTTCGACCTGACGCTGGTGAAGGCGTTGGTGCCGCCGGAACGGTTCGCGCAGCTCACACAGGACGCCTTCGACCGGTTCGACCGGTTCTGGGTCGAGCATCAGGCGGCATTCTACACGGCTTTCGAGGCGTGGAAGCAGGACAACGCTGGGTAGTCATTGAGTTAGCCACGGGTAGGAGATTGAATGCTCCTTAAAGACTTGCAATACATCATTGAAGCCTATGGCTGGCTGGTCGCTATTGCTCTGATCCTCGTACTGAATGGCGACAGGATCGCCACTAGAGTAGCGACGTTCATCCCGCCGATAGCCAGATGGTTTGATAAGCGGCGGGCGACGCAGAAACTGCGGACTAGGGCCATCCTTGAACAAGATGATGAGCTACTTCATCACGAAATTGACACTGAGGTGGCGGCAGCGGCCCATTTGGTCAAAACCCATGACCGAATGCTTACCATCTTAGAGCAAACTCTAGAACATTTTTGGACCGATCACGAACAACAGGCGGGAAACTGGGCAGCCGTGCAGCAGGCTATCAGTGATAATCGGGTGGCTCTGATGGGAATGAAAAGCACGCTTTCATTGCACACCATGACTATCTCGCAGCAGGCCGACGCCTATGCCCACCTGGAGTGCGTTAGGGCTGGCTGGAAAAAGGGGGAGGGGCGCGGCGAGGGGACCGATGAACCGTGAAATGCTGAGACGCCAGGGAGATCGGCTGGTCGATTTGATCGCCAGGGTGCGTGAAATCCACACGCAATTGCTGAGCATCACCGAAGAGCTAGCAGGCCTCACCCAGATCATCCTGCTGATGGTAGAGATGGACGGCACGCCGGATCAAGGCGACGCCCCGAAGGCAGAGGGACATGAGGAAACGCGATAATCAGCACAAGGCGCTGGGGGGACAATGAGGACACGCAAGACGCAGATGGCGGCCTTCTTCGTTGCGATTGCAGTGCTCGTTGCAGGCGGCGCACTGTGCGCGCTGATTAGATGGTGGTGGGAGCTGGGGAGCCGGTTTCAATGAATCTCTCGCTGCTCTCAATTGTCGTCTTATTCGGCGTCCTGGCGGCCGTCCGGCATGGCCTCTTCGAGCAGGTTGAGTTGAACCGCCTGGGCAACGGCGGGGAGCTGGCCGGGCCGGGGGTGGTGCGCATCGGCGTTCAGGATTGCAGGTACTTGGGGCTGCGCGGGACTATGACGGTGGAGGAGCACGGCACGTATCCAGTCTACGTAGTGGATTGCCAGTCGGAAGAGGACCGGGCGGCGAGCCCAATGAGTGAGCGGGGGCTGGTCGCCGATGTGGACCGGCCAGAACTCAACCACCGGCGGGCAATCATCATCCTAGGGGCTAATCGAGGTGACCGATGAGCAAGCTGAACGTGGTCCAAGTCGCGAACGATGGATGGCCGCAAATTTGGATGGCTGAGCCTTTCGAGGTCAACGTATGGTGGCGATTCGAGAAGTTGACGGGCGAGCGCAAGCCGGAGGGGGATCACCCACAAGGCGCGCCGTATAAATTGGACCTGCCAGCGCCAGCGTGGATGACATTGGTGGGCAAGCGTGAGGAGACCTGGGTGCTGGTAGCGCAAGAGTACACCGTGCAAGCGCCAAGCGCGCTATCGGTGGCTGTCATACTACCTAGCATGATTACAGTGGTCGAAGAGGAGCCAACGCCGGAGCCGGAGCCTGGTCCAGAACCGGAGCCTGAACCGGAGCCAGAACCAGAACCTAAGCCTGAGCCGGAAACCCCACCGCTTGACCCGGCGAATATCAATTGTTTGATACTCTGGCGGGCTGGCATCGATGAAGTGCCGCCGATCGTTCCGAAATCGTACATCGTCCAGGTAGATGCAGACCTGTTTGAAATCCTATCGGAGAAGGTCCGAGAGGGACTGGTGGAAATGATCGGGGCGCAGATGGTGAGAGATCACCTGAAGAGCCAAGGGCAGTAGGTATAATCGGGCTTATGGTCACTGAGAACCTAACCCCAATCCTCTCTCACCGAACGGGAAAAGGGACAGGGGGGGCTACCGGGCGGCGGCGTTGACGAGAAACGCACTTGGTGTATGCCAAGCAATAGAAAGTCCAGCCAGCTCGTGAGTGGCATGAATAGGACAGCCGGTTCAATTCCGGCCCGCCTCACTCATTCGGGGGAAGGTGGCCCCCTCTGAGGGGAGAGGGGGAAGGGCAGGCTGTAGAGATGACGGATTGTTTGGCACTTGATGATACGCAGACGGCTTTTCCGGCCTCGGAGGAGACGCCGGGGCAGGCGGAGAGCCGGACGGCGCATCAGATATTCTGGGAACGGCGGGCAGAGTGTCCGTGGTGGGATGAATACATCATCCTGAGACGGGGGGGGTGGACCTGGCGGGTGGCGGCCTATATCGCGTGGGCAAGCTCGCCAATAAAGGGGCGCTGGCCGGCCAGTCAAGAGAAGCTGGCGGTCGATATTCTGGGGATGAAATCAGACCGGGCGATCCGCAACTGGCGGCGGAAGTTCCCGACGATTGACGAAGAAATCGCCACTCTCCAGATAGCGCCCTTGATGAAACACAGGCGGGATGTGATCGACGCCTTGATCGCAGTGGCCAGCACCCCAGAGGCAGGGGCGCACCAGGACCGGAAGCTGTTTTTGCAGATGACGGGGGACGCGCCGGAACCTGCCCGGATAGGGGTGGACGTGAGAGGTGCTCTGGGAGTGGACGATCTTGCAGAGTTGGATGACGATGAATTGGACGAGAGGATCGCACGGCTTAGCGCAGCCGTTAGAGCGCCAGCAAAAGCGGGAACTGGCGGTGCTGCTGGCGGAGAAACAGCGCCGGCTGAAGGTGCGGAACAGCCCGTGGAGAACGGGTGATTGGTTTGTCCGCGACGATGGGCACCTGTACATTCCCAATCCTGGCCAGGGGCATTTTCACGACAGCACGGTACGTTACAAAGCGTTGGTGGGTGGTCGGGGATCGGGGAAGAGCACGGCGGGGGCGCAAGAGGCGCTGAAACGCATCAGGCGCGGGTTGCCGGGCCTGGTGCTTAACCCTGACTTTGAAAACTTCAAACTCTCGACGTGGCCGGAGTTCCGGCGATGGATTGCCTGGGAGCATGTGATTGCCAGAGACCAGCGAATGGGCGAATTTGGCTGGGAGCCAACAGCCCCGTTCGTGATCCACTTCGACAACGGTGCGACGGTCAACTGCAAGGGTCTGCGAGATGTGGACAGCGCACGCGGCCCAAATGTCAACTGGCTGTGGTATGACGAAGGCCAGCGGGACCGGACGGGCGGCAGTTGGAAGGTGGCCATCGGCGGAGTGCGCATAGGACCGGACCCGTCAGCGTGGGTGACGATGACGCCGCGGGGGAAACGGCACTGGACGTTCAGGACGTTCGTGCAGCAGGAAGTACCAGCAGAGGTCCAGGTGTTACTGGATGAGCTGGGGTACAAGGGTCCGCTGTACGAGTATCATCACGCCAGCATCCACGACAACCGGGCCAACCTGGACCCGCTCTTCTACGCCTCGATGCTGACGGCGTACACGGGGAAGTGGGGAGAGCAAGAGCTTGGGGGGCTATTCGTTGAGACGGCCGAAGGGTTGGTTTACGATGAGTTTGGAGCGGACAACATCTCAGCCCTGGCGGATTATGACGCGGACCGTGGACCAGTGGAAATTGCGTATGACGATGGGTTTTCTCATAGCCCGCGTGTTTTTCTCTTTATTCAGGTGGACGACCAGGGCGTGGTCAATATCTTCGATGAGCTGTACCACACTCGCCACTTGCCGGCCGTGTGCATCAGTGAGGCGAAGGCGATGGCCAAGGGTCATGGGTTCGAGCGCTTCGAGATCGCGGTAGGCGATCCCAGCGCGGTGCAACTGGCCGAAGCGTTGCGGCAGGCTGACATCACGGCCCGCGGCGGGTCGGCTGGGATCATCGAAGGCATCAACAACGTTCGGCGGCTCGTACGTGGGGCGGATGGCAATGTCAAGATGAGGGTCCACCCACGGTGCAGGAACTTCATCCGTGAGATGGGGGAGGATTACCAGTACCCGGAGGGAGCGACCGGCGATGAGGTAAAACCGGTCAAGGCGGAAGACCACGGGCCGGACGCGATACGGGAATGGGCCTGGATGAGGATGAGGCGAAGATGATCGAGCAAATCAAGGTACAGGCAAGCCAGATCAAGGCAGGCGATATAATCGTCGTTATCGTGTCTGTGGTGCCTTTTGTGGCGGGGTGGCTGGTGGGGTTCGTGGTGAGGGCGGTGACGTGGATAATCGCGGCTGTGGTGGCCGGGTACAAGGCGGGCAGGGGATAAATGGGCTTTTTATCTCGCATCCAAGCCGAACGCGATAGATTAAAGGGCGTCTCGTCTCATCCCGAGCTGGCCGGGCGGGTGCACCTGGTGCAGCAGCAATCGGGGGTGACGAAGGTCTTCGACGATGAAATCGGGGCCTTTGCCGATTACGCCAAAATATACCAGGCCTATGTGTGGGTGCACAAGGCGGTGGCTAAAGTGGCCGAAAACTTCGCGCCTCTGCCGGTGAGAGTGGTGGACGCCGACGGCAAGGCGAAGCCGCACATTATCACGGACCTGCTGAGCAACGTCAACGACACGATGAACCCGGTGGACCTGTGGCAGCGGTGGATTATCCACCACCTGCTGGCCGGGGAGAGCTTCCAGGAGGTCGTGGACGATAAGCGGGGGCGGCCGGTGGAGCTGTGGCCGCGGCGGCCGGACCAGATCGGCTTACGGCCGGACATCTCACCGGAGCGGTCACTTTATCCGCGGGTGGCCGATTACATCTTCGACGACGACGACCAGAACCCCATTCCCCCGGAGCGGATGATCCACACGAAATTCTATAACCCTCTGAACGAGTTCCGTGGGCTGCCTCCTATCGCGGCAGTGAGAGAGGGGATTGTCATCGACTTATTTGCGCAGGCGTGGAGCAAGTCGTTTTTGCAGCGCGGGGCGCGGCCTGATTATGCGGTGATTGCCCCCCAGGGGATCACCACCTCGGAGAAGGAAGCGCTGGAGACGGCGCTGATGATGAAATTCAGCGGGCAGGCGGGGTGGCACCGGCCGATTATTCTGGAGCAAGGCATCACCGACATTAAGACGTTCAGCTTCACGCCGAAGGACATCGAGTGGCTTGATCAACGCAAATTCAGCCGGGATGAGGTAGGGGCAATCATCGGTGTGCCGGATGCGCTGATGGGATGGGGACCAGATACCTACGACACGGAGACGAAGTTGCTGGCAGCATTGAAGGCGTTCTGGACGCTGACGATGCTGGCGCTGATTAACCACCGGGATACTGGCCTGACGCACTTCTTCAGCCGGGTACGACCGCTGCTGAATGCGGGAGAGCGAGTTGCAACTGACCTGTCGGGCGTGGGGATTCTGCAGGAGGACATCGCGCCGAAGCTGGAGCAGGCGAAGAGCCTCTTCAGCCTGGGGTATGCACCGGATGCGATCAATGAGCGGCTAAAGCTGGGAATGCCGGCGGGGCTGCCTGGGATGAATACAGGGTATTTGCCGGTGAACCTGCTGCCCACGGGGGCGCCGTCGCCAGTGAAGACCCAGCCGATTGCTGCTCTGTCCCATCGGAACGGGCGAGAGACCAAAGCGGTGATCGCCTATGGGTCGCCACAACACGAGGCACTGTGGAAGACTTATGCAGCGCAACTCGTGCCACACGAGCGGGCTATGCAACGGCAATTGAAGAAGGACTTCCAGCGCCAGCAGAATGAGGTGCTGCGGAAGTTGCGCGGGGGGAAGGCGGCTAAGGATGGCCCCATCCCCACCGGCCCCGGCGATCTCCTGAATTGGGCGGCGGAGGCGAAGTTCCTGGCGGACAATTATCTGCACTTCTTTGAGGAGACTATACAGGACTTCGGCCAGGGGCAACTGGACACGCTGGGGGTGGATTTGACGTTTGACCTGCGCAATCCGCACGTGGTGCCGGCCATCCAGGCGATGCCGATCAAGTTCGCGGAGGACATCAACCAAACGACTCAGGACCAGATCGCGGTGGTGTTGCGTGAGGTGCTGGCAGAGGCGGACGCCGGCGGATGGGGCATCCCCCGGATACAGCAGGAAATCTATGGCCGGATCAGCACGGTGTTCGACACGCGCAAGTCGGATTATGAGACGGAGCGCATCAGCCGAACTGAGATGAATAAGGCGGCCAACAAGGGCAACATCGAGGGAATGCGCCAATCGGGGGTTGTGGAGAAGAAGGCGTGGCTGGCGGCGCTCGACGATCGGACACGAGATACACACGTCGAGGCACACCAGCGCTACCAGGCAGAGCCGATCGCGCTGGATGCGATGTTCAATGTTGGGGCGGATATGATGCAATCGCCGGGCGAGGGGAACTTGCCCGAAGAGATTATCAATTGCAGGTGCACGGCGGTGGCCATTATCGAGTAGTGATAAGGTAGATTATACCGCCTGGGGCGGTGATGAGGTGAGCAATGATTATCAGGAAGACGTTCGATATCGAGGTCAAGGAAACGCGCCAGAACGGCGGGCAGATTGTCATCTCCACCGGTTCGGTTGACCGGGACCGGGACAGGGTTATGCCAACTGGAGTGGCCCTGGACAATTACCTGAAAAATCCGGTAGTGCAGTGGGGGCACAATTACCGGGATCCGTGGGCGACGGTGGGCAAGAGCAACAACATCAACCAGGTGCAGAATGGCCTGGCGGCGGACTTCGACCTGCGCCCGGCGGCCAACGACCAAGACCCGCAGAATGTGGTGTTGCTGCTGTGGAACGGCGGCTGGGTGCGGACGGCGTCGATCGGGTTCCAGCCGATCAAGTGGGTTGAGAATGAGCTGGGAGGCCGGGATTTCACGGAATGGGAGCTGCTGGAGTGGTCGTTGGTGCCAGTTCCGGCCAACCAGGAAGCGTTGCGACTGGCGGCGAAGTCATTCCCAGAGGTCGATATGGACAGGATCACCAAGCGGGGGCGGGTGCTGAGTGCGGCCAATGAGCAACGCATCCGCGATGCTGTAACAGCTCTGGAAGAGGTTCTAGATCAGCTTGAAGATGCGCCTGTCGAGGAAGGGGCGACAGCTCCCAGGGGCAAGGTCGGTGTCTTGTTCAATGCGGCAGAGATGGCTGAGGCTGGGCAAAGAGCAGAGGGTGAGGCCTCCAGCGGGGATGTGGCGTGGATACGGCGTCTGGAGGTTGACGCCTACGAGGGCCAACAGGTCGTGTTTGCCTGTTTCCACAAGTACGATGTGACCATTCCAGAGGATGCCACGAAGCTGGATTTTGACGAGGAAGGGGAGATCGTCGAGGTGCCCGATCCCGACGCCGGAAAGACATTTGCGCGCAAAGAGGTGAGTTTCGTGCCGCCCATCGGCTATTGGGATGGCGAGTGGGGAAAGGATGCGGTTTACTCTATCAGTGGCCCAGATCAGCCTGACGAAAGCCTGGTAAAGGCTATGGACGGCGAATATGATGTGAGGTTGCTGTCTGAGGTGCTGCTCTCCCTGCCGAAGACCAAAGGCAAGGGGAAACGGGTGGACGGGACAGGCATTTGCCGGATGACGAAGAGCCGGGTTGAGCGGGTTAAGAGGATCGGGCAGAAGATGCTCAAGCGAAGCAAGGGAATTGTCGCCAAGGCGGCCATCCCGTACAAGAAACTCCCCCTGGCCTCACGTGATGCGCCGTGGGACGGCCCGGCACAGATGCGAGACGCGGATCCGGCGACGCTCAAGATCATTTGCGCGTGGTTCGATGCAGAGGCCCCGGACGTGAAGCAAAGCTACAAGCTCCCCCACCACCTGGCGGCGGGCGAGCATCAGACGGTGTGGCGGGGGGTGACCGCGGCGATGGGGGCACTGCTGGGGGCGCGCGGCGGGATGAATATCCCGGACGGCGATCGGCGGGGGGTGTACAACCACCTGGCGAGCCATTACAAGGATTTCGAGGAAACGGCGCCAGACTTCAAGGAATATTCAGAAGATGAATTAAAGGCGCTATTCCCTGATTTATACCAGGACCAAGACGAAGCAATCATCGATGACGCTCAGCCTCAAGGCGATGACAACAAAGAACTCAGCGAGGCGGAAGAGACGGCCCTGGCGGTAGCGATGGGGAAGTGGTTGGGCGAAGCAAAGAAATTGATCTGAGCTTTTTGGGGGACTGGCAGACGGTATAAGACTTATTATCATCACAAGGAGATATTCGATGAGCGAGCAATTGGACAACATCATTCAGCAGATGGCAGAGGTAACTACCCTGCTGAAAGAGCACAAGCACGACCCGGCGACGATTGACTTCGAGACGGTCAAAGGCCAATTCTCGGAGCAGATCGAGGCGCTGGTGGCCGCGCAGGTCAAGGAGAAGATGGACGCCCAGCCGCAGCGGCGCGTCCCCGGGGCGGTCGTGTGGGCTGAGGACAAGGCGGTAAGCGGAACCAACCGCTACCGCAAGATCGTGAAGGACATCGGCGCGGACGGGGCGCACCGGGACTTCGTGGGCAACCGGGTCAAGGCAGTGGATGCCTTTTTGGCCTACACCCTGCTCGCCAAAGGTCACGCGCTTATGCCGGACCGGGTCAAGCCGCCGTCGGAAGACCTGAGAGAGGCCTTGAAGGCCTTGACCGCTGGCGGGACCGGGACCGGCGACGAGCTGGTTCCGACCGAGATGGCCGCCGAGTTGTGGCAGGACTTCTTCCTGGCCAGCCGCGTGGTCGGGAATATGGTGCGCATCGCCATGCCGACCGACCCGTTCGACCAGCCGCTGGGCCTGGGGGACGTGACGTGGCGCAAGGGCGTGGAGAACACGGCGACCACGGCGAGCGACCCGGCCACGGCCAAATCGACCTTGACCAGCACCGAGCAGATCGCAGAGGTGAACTGGTCGTACACCCTGGACGAAGACGCCGTGCTGGCAGTTATGCCGGCCGTCCGTGAGCGGCTGGGCATCAGCGGCGCGGAGCAGATGGACGCCTTCGCGCTGAGCGCGGACAGCACCGACGAAGACACGGGCAACATCAACCTGCACGATGCCAACCCGGCGGCAACCGCGTGGTATCTGAGCGCGGGGCAAGACGGTATCCGGCACGCCTGGCTGGTGGACAAGTCCGCCCAGACGGTCAACGCCGGCGGCGACGCGCTGGGCGATCCCGACGTGCTCGCGGCGCTCGTCTTGATGGGCAAGTATGCGGCCAATCCCGACGCCTGCCGGATGGTGTGCGATGTTTCGACCTATCTCAAGGGTATGCTGAACCTGGACGGGGTGCAAACCCTGGACAAGTTCGGTCCGAACGCCGTCATCATGACCGGCCAACTGGCCAGCTACCGGGGCATCCCGGTCATCGTGTCGGCCAGCCATCCACTGGCTGAGGCGGACGGTTGTGTGAGCACCACAGCCAACCTCAACACGCTGGGCAGCCTGTCCATCTTCAATCGGTTGATGTGGACGATCGGGTTCCGGCGCGAGCTGTTGATCGAGGTGGACCGGGATATTCAGAAGCGGATGAACATCCTGGTGGTTTCCTTCCGCATCGCCGTCGCGGCCCATGGGGCGCGGGCGAGCATCACCCACGCGGCCGGCATCCGCAACATCCTGGTGGCCTAATCAGGATTGGGCTGTAACGAACGTAAAACCGGGGCCGGTGAAGGCCGGCCCCTTCTCTCAATCAAGTTTATGAGGTGAAACGATGACTGACAAGAAGCGAGATTTGATCATCACCATCGTGCTAAGCGCTGTGGTAGCCGTCCTGGTGGCGCTGGGGTTCAACGTGACGGTGGTCCCTATCATCCAGCCGGAACAGCCGGAGGCGCGGGCGATCCGGGAACGGATCAGTATCGACGCGCGGGATGACGCCTATCTGTACGACGGGGCCGATCTGCTGATGTACAGCGATGACCATTCGACAAACAAGATCAAGCTGGACGGCGGCATCGGTGCGGTGCAGGTCAATGCGACGGCGGTGGCGACTTCGACGCCCGGCATCCTGATCAAGGCCGGTTACGGCAATCCGATTGAGGTCCAAAACGTCAGCGCCACGCCGGTCTTCTACGTGGACAGCGACGGCGCGGCGACCTACAGCGGCTTCAGCTCGGGCGGCGGGGCGGTGGACGGCGACACGACGATCACCGGCACCCTGACAACCAGCGAGGGGATAACCGCCACGACGGGCGGAGTAACGGCGGTGGCGGGCGGCCTCACGGCGACGGCAGGCGGGTTGACTGTCACGGCCGGCGGGGCGACTGTCACGGCGGGCGGCTTAACGGTGACCGCGGGCAATACGGCACTGAACGGCGGCCTGACGATGGATACGAGCGCCTTCTCTGTCGCTGATACGACGGGCAATACCGTGGTAAGCGGCACGCTCACTGTGTCCAACACATCGAGCCTGGTCGGTGCGCTGGATATGAATGCGGCGGTGATAAGCAACATTGGGAATGCCGGGACTGACTTCGGGAGCGACGGCAGTCTGGCACTGGCCGGTCCGCTGACAGTGGCGAAGTATGAAAAGCTGACGCCGCAGGCCTTCACGCTGGTGGACGGCAACCCCATCACGCCAACCTCCACCTACGTCGTTTTGTCCTCCACCGGGGCGGCTACAACTTCGACCACCGTCCCCGTGGTCGCCGCCGGCCACGGCGCGGGCGAACTCCTGATCCTGCGCAACGATAATGCCAGCGATGTCATCACCATCGACGGAACAGGCGGGACAGTCGAATGCAAGGCCAATGTAGCCCTGGGGGCTGACGACACTCTGACCCTCATCTACAACGGCGCGGCCTGGAATTGCGTCGCCGGCTACGACAACAGCTAGGTGGCCCTCTCCCCATCCCTCCCCCGTCGAACGGGGGAGGGAGCAGGAGAGTGTTCCCAGGGCTGATAACGGATATTATACCCACTGTGGTGGGACTACGAGAGGTGCATTATGTATCTTAAGCGGGCGACCTTGCCTGTTTTGATCGGGGCGTTTCTGCTGGTGGGGGGACTGCTGCTGCCGGGCTTCGCCCCCAATGCTCTGCCATCCGACAGCGCCTATGAGAAAATCAACCTCACGGCGACGGGATCAGGCGATGCGGCGACAGGGACCGTGACGACCAGTACCCGGTTCTGGGGATACCTGAAGGCTATCTATGTGGACTATGGCGCGGCGGTGACGAACACGACCGACATGACCATCAGCCTGGTATCACCGGCCGGAACTGTCATGGCAACGACCGATACCTATACCGATGGATGGTACTATCCCAGCGTTCAGTTTACGGGCGCAACGGGAGCGGCGGTTTCGGGCGCGTATGGCAAGTTCCCGGTCAATGATTATCTGACCATCCAGGCGGGGGAGAGTACGAGCGGCACAGTTGCCACTCTTTGGATTTACTACGGGCAGTAGAGTGAAAGTCTTCGCGTACTGCGATCAACGCTACGAAGAGGCGACGCGCAAGGTAGTGGGCAAGGGTGCAACGGTGCTCACCTCGCCGCCGATCTTCGCGGGGGATTTCAACCCGGAGTGGTGGCAGGGCGCCCGGTTCATCTACCTGGACCTGCACGGCTTTGCGAGCGGCGTGTATCTGTACAGCGGCGAAACCGGGCAATGGGCGGCGCTGTCGTTGCGGACGGTGGGGATGTCACGCCTGGTGGGGGCCGTGATATTTGTGACAACCTGCTACTTGCCGCAGACGCCTTTCCTGCCGGCTCTGCTGGCGGCGGGGGCGGAAGCGGTGATCGCGGGCGACGGGGAGAACTGGGCAAACCGTGAGACGCCGGCAGGGGCGCAGGCGCTGGCGGCCAGAGTGCTGGGAGAGCTGCGCAGGAATGCGCCTGTCGAGCAGGCAGTAGAGGCGGCCAAGGCGCGGCTGCGGTTTAGTTGGACAGCGCTGCGCTACCCGGCGGCGACGCAGGACGCGCGGCGGTTCAAAATCTATCGGAGGTGAGTTTGTGATTAAGCTAAAGTGTTTGAACGGTTACAGCAACAAGCAGTTCAGCTTCGAGGCCGGGCAGGTCTTCGAGGTTGACGAGGTGACGGCGCGCTGGCTGCAAGCCGACTCGCCGGGGGCATTCGTGCCTGTCGTGGGGCCAGCGGAGCCAGAGGTCAAGGCGCCGGAAGCTCCACCGGTTGACAAGATGGTGAAAGCCCCGGGGCGCAAGAAGAGCGTGGGGCAGTGAGGTTAATGGTGATTATGCTGCCTAAGAGCGGAGACTTTGGGGACTGAGGTCTGATGACACCCGTCACATTTACCGTACTGCTACCTGTCATACTATTTGGCGCAGCGTTCGCCTCCGGGCGTGGTGCAGCCTTGCCCTATGAACAGGTGGTTTGCGGCGACGTGGAGGCATTGGGCGCAACGTGGTTTTACAATTGGGATTTGGTCAATCCCTGCCCTGGCAGCCGAGCCGAATTCGTCCCGATGATATGGAGTATCGGGCAGGTGGCAGAGTTGCGAGGTCTGTCGGCTGACGGCTGGCTCTTGGGGCCAAACGAGCCAAACTACAGGAGACAGGCGGAAGCCTTGCCAGAGCAGGTAGCGGCTATCTGGCCAGCGCTAGAAGCGACCGGGCGTAACCTGGCCAGTCCGGCGGTGAGTGCCTGCGAGAGCAAATATGACCGTAATTGTCTCGACCGCTATTGGCTGGAGAAGTTCATGTCGGCCTGCGCGGGTTGCCGCATTGAGGCCGTTGCAGTCCACTGGTACGGCTGCGACGCGGATGCTCTGGCGGCTTACCTAGACCGGCGGGCGGAGCAGTTCGGAAAACCGATCTGGTTGACTGAGTGGGCCTGTCCGACGTGGGCTGGCGATCCGGTTCAGTTCATGCGGGAAGCGTTGCCGATGGTTGAGGCAAAGACGGAACGCAACGCCTGGTTTGCGACACGGACGGCAGGTTTCCGTTTTTTTGAACCCTTGATAGATGACGGGTTGACGTCTCTTGGAGAAACATACCGACCATGAGAGGACCATTGGGAGCAAGAGGACAGTTATCCGGGCCGTTGGCGACCACGCCGGTCAGTTTGGTTACGTCCTGGTGGCTGTCGGGCGGCATTGCGGCGGCGAATTGCGTAGCTGCCTATCAGCCGAAAGGCGCGGCGTCCCTGGCGGCTTCATACGTCAATCTCAACGCCCCCGGCACGAACGACGCCTTTCCGGGCACGGCTCCCAGCTTCAACGCGGCTACAGGTTGGACGTTTGCGGCGGCTTCCTCGCAATATCTGAAAACTGGCCTTAATCCCAAGGCCGCCTGGTCTTTGATTGTCCAGATTTCCAATTTTTCCGGCCTGTGTACGGCGGCGGGGATATATTATAGTGCTACTGCTCAATATTACATCTGTCCCCAGGTCGGAACAAAAATAATTTACATCAATAGGAATGAGATTGATGGGGCAAACATCGCTTCGGGGAATGTATGCATCGCCGGCCTTAATGCGTATCAAAACGGGAGTGTCCTGGCTGGTACTTTCCTTGGCACGGCTGACCTGGCCGATAGCGTAGGCTTGACCATCGGCGCCAGGCGGCGGCAGGACATCGACGGCTACGACCGCTACGCAACCGGCACTATCATCGCCCTGGCGATTTACTCAGCAACGCTAACCGCCCCCCAGGTTGCCGCAGTTGCGGCGGCTATGGCGGCACTCTAGCATCAAATTGGGGTGAACCGATGACCACCATCATATTCTACGCTCAATTCATAGCGAGCAAGGCGGGAAAAGATGGATTGACGCCGACCTGGGACGTGGAGCAAATCACACGTTCGACCGGCGCACGCTCTGCCCTGGTGACTGGCGGAGACAACAGTGTGACCGTGGGCCGGCGCGGGTTGTACGGCTACGTGCTGACCAACGCCGACTTGACGCTCTACGATTACGTAGCAACGGCTATCACCACCGATGCGACGGTGGACCAAAAAGAGGTATCGGCGCTGTGGGTGAGAGCGGAGGCGAATGCCAACCTCATCTCGATATTGGGGACGCTCCTCACCGAAACGGTGGGCGGGTATCTGGCGGCTGCTTTCAAGAAATTGTTTGACGTGGCCGCGCCTGTCCTTACGGTGGCCAGCGTCAACCAGACGGGCGACGCCTACGCAGCGGCTAACACCCGCCTGCCGGCCGCGTTGGTCGGGGGGCGCGTGGATGCCTCAGTCGGCGCGGTGGCTAACGATGCCATCACCGCTGCAGCTCTCTCAGACGATGCCATCGACGCCATACTGGATGAGACTATCGAGAGCACGTACACCTTGCGCCAGATAGTGCGCATTCTAGCGGCAGCCAATGCAGGCAAGTTGAGCGGCGCGGGCACGACCAATCCCAAGTTTAAGGGCTTGGACGGCACGACGACCCGGATTGACGCCACGACCGATGACGACGGCAACCGCACGGCGGTCGTCCTGGACGGGACGGAATAATGGCATTGAGTTATTGGCCGGAGCACTACTGGCCGGAGAACTACTGGCCACGGACCTATCCGTACTGGCCGGAGGGCGAGGCAGTAGTTACGGTCAGCGCTGGCCCGGTGATCAGGGCGGCAACGAGCGGGCTAGACCTGGCAGCGGCAATTGAGGTTGGCACTCCAAGCATCGCGGCGACAGAACAGGCGGCACCCAACGCACGGGGGGCAAGCGAGCTATGATCAGACTGTCTATCACTGTAGACGATATAACTCAGATTATCGCGGCTGGGTACACGGTCATCCGGGTGTACACCGATACGACCTCGACGGGGGCGTTCACGACCCTGGACGGCACTGTGGCGCTGGTGGCCGGGCAGACGGGCTATGCTTACGCCGACGTGGACGGCACCACGGCGACCTGGTACAAAGTCGCCTACTATGGCGCGACGCCAGGGGAGTCAACCAAAAGCGCAGCGCAGCAGGGGGGCACGGTTGACGCCTACTGCACAGCACTGGACGTGAGACACGAGCTTGCGGCGGGATCGGGCAGCCAGGCGATAGGCCAGGAATTCGAGGACGTGATCTGGAAGATGTGCGTGGAGGCGAGCCGGTTAATCGACCGGTTCAAGCGGGTGGAGCCGGGGGCCTATTTGGCAGCGGATAGCGAAACGCGCTATTTCATGGGGAGCGGGATGGCTTACCAGCGCATCGACCACGCGGTGAGCGTGTCGAAGGTCGAGGTGGAGGAGACGGACGGGGTATGGACCACGTGGGCGGCGGAGACGGATTATTACACCTGGCCATACAATGCCTCGATGATAGGCGAATCGATCCGGGCCCTGGAGGTCAGTCAAAAGGCGGGCACGACGAAGAGCGTGTTCACGGCCGGTCGGAAGCGGGTGAAGGTGACCGGGGTGTTCGGAATTTCTACCACACCGCCAGAGGATATAGCGCGGGCGTGCAAAATCCAGGCGTCGCGTTTCTTCAAGCGGGCGCAGCAGGGGCAGCAGGACGCAGGGATGAGCGCGGCGGAGAGTGGGCAGATGAGCTATGTGAAGAAGCTCGACCCGGACGTGGAGACGCTGCTCAAGAGCGCATTCCCCATGGCGATGGCGGGTATCTGATGGCACAGCCGGTTATCGCGGTCAAAATTGAGGGGCTGGAAGCGGTCGAGCGGAAGTTCGCGGGCGCGGTAGACGTGGTCAGAGGTGAGATCGACAAAGGGATGAACCGCACCGTGCAGCGGGTTGCGACCAGCGTCAAGAAGTACACACCGGTTGACCGGGGCAGGGAAAGGTCATCGATAACCCAGGTCGTCGAGGGGAGCGGAAGCGACATACGCGGCATTGTGGGCACGAACGTAACCTATGCGCCCTACTCCGAGTTTGGGACGAAGCCACACTGGCCGCCACTGGCGGCGCTGGAGGTGTGGGCGCGGCGACACGGGACAACGGCGTTCGTGGTGGCCAGGGGGATCGCCCGGCACGGAACAAGGGCATTCGAGATGTTCAGGCGGGGCCTCGAAGAGAACGTGAGTTGGATTGAAAACGAGTTCAACGAGGTGGCGAAGCGGATAGCGGATAGGTTGGGGGGAAGCTGAGCAGTGCGGATAATTTACATTATACGCACTGTGAGCAACCGATTAGAGCGGATAAACGGATAGGAGACCAGAAGGAATGAGCTGGATTGAGGGGACGGGGAACGTCTTCGACGAACTGGTGGAGATCGAAGAGGACATCGTCAGCACGAAGGTAGCCAAGCCGACGGCAGTGGACGGTATGGCCGAATTCCCGTTCTGGATCAACTACCCAGTGTCAGGGGAATTCGATATCCAGTCATCGAATTGGGGCTATGGGCTACACACGATCCGCTGCGAGCTGCACGTGATGCGCGGGGCGCTGGCCGACAACGAAAAAGAGATCCGCCCGTACCTTCAGCCGTTTTACAAAGAGCTGTGCAAGGACCCGACGCTGTCGGGGACGGTGGAGGGGGTAAACGCCATTCGCTATAAATTCACCGGGTGGGATTATCAGAGCGGGGAGAAACACATCGGCATAGAGTTTGAAGTTGACGTGAAAGTGGACGAAACTTTCACACCCTAATCGAGAGGAGACGATCATGAAGCAAAAGGTTTTGTCGGTCATCGTATTGGCGGCACTCTTCGGGCTGCTGGCGGCGGGGTCGCTTTCGGCAGCGCCGGTGCAGCCGGAGCCGGTGGTGGCAGCGCCTCCGCTGGCGCGCATCACGACGATCAACACGGCGGCGATTGACGAGAGCACAAACTTCTCAAATTACGATTGGTCGGTGTACACCTACCTGGACCTGTTTTACCGGGTAACCGACGGGGCATCGGTGAACACGATGACGCTGGAGATCGAGGTGTCGCCGGATGGGACGAACTGGTACGACCATGCCCTGTCGGGAACACTGGTCTCCGGCATAGCGACTACAACTAACAGCTATGTGGGGAGCATTCCGGTCCAGGGTGCACAGTACAGGATTGTGGCGACCGTAGACAACACCAACAGCGTGACGCCGAATTTGAAGGGCGTTTTGCGCTATTAACTTCACCCTCCCGTGAGAGGGGGGGAGGATTAAGACACAGGAGATAGGCTATGAGTTCAAAAGCGCAGAGACGTGTTTGCGTGGGGCTGGAAGGGACGGCAGGCCAGGCGGCGCCGGTGGACGTAGCGCTGCACGCCGTGGGCGAGCTGCGGCCAGTGGTGGGCAAGGTGCAGGTCAACGAGGATGTGGGCACTTTCGCGCAGCCGCGGCACTACATCGGCGAGTACCACGGGGAGGGGAGCATCAAGGCGGAGGCGTGTTTCGAGGAAGGGCCGATCCTGGCGAGTATGGGCCTCGGCTCCGTCTCGCCGGTGGGAGGGAGCGCACCGTACACGTGGACGTTCCCGCTGCCTGATGCCACGGCCCCAACGATTGCGCCGTGGACGGTGGAGATGACCGACGGCGAGGATTGGACCGTGCGTACGTCATACGGCTTCTTCAAGTCGCTGACGATCAGCGGGGAGCCGGGCAAGGCGTGGCAGATTTCCGGCGACCTGGTGGGAGCGGACACGGATTACCCGGTGGACCTGTCGGCTAATCCGGTGCTGGCGGTGGTGACGGCCATCCGGCAGGGGAAGACGGCGCTCTACCTGGACAACCTATATGCCAACATCGGCGACACGAAGTTGACGGGGGCCTTCATCAGCTTCGATTGGAAGTTGGACAAGCTGCTACACCAAAAGCAGCTTTCGGACGGCTACCTGTACCCCACGTCACACGGCAGTGATCGGTACGACGTAACGCTCGACCTGCTGCTGGAGTGCGACAATGCCACCGTGCGTGCCTTGAGGGACCACGTGCTGACAACTGACCTGATGGCCGTGCGCATCGAGTGCATCGAGACCGCTGCTACCACTGAGGCGCGCATCGACGGGATGTATATGGTCAAGGACGTGGCCACGCTATCGGACAGGGACGGCAACAACGTGGTGGCTGTGTCGCTGGCACTGGAAAAAGACACGCTGGGGAACACGGGCGAGGTGGAGTTCATTTGCAGCCTGGCGGCGCTGTAGGTCGGAATTAGGGAGTAAGGGGAGAGGATAGCATGGCCGAAAAACTAAAATTCGTGGTGGATGCGGACCGGATCACGCTCGAAGAGCTGATCAATATGCAATCGGGCGACCTACGCGCGATGCGTGACGTGCTGGCACACTGCCTGATGGGGGAAAACGGAGAGTACATCGAGTACGAGGTAGCCAAGCGGACCATCGGACAGATCAAGCTGTCCGAGGTGAAGGCGACGGCGGCTCAGTTCGTGGAGCAGCTCAACTCGGATGCCGTAAACCCTTAGAGCTTCGGCAGTTGGCGACGGCCGTCTGGCACGGCGGCGGGGGGCCGTGGTGGATGGGCGTCCTGCTGGCTGCCGAAGAGTGGGGGGTCCCGCCGTGGGAGATAGCGGGGGGAGCACGAGTGACGTGGTATCTGCGCTGGGTTGAATACCACAATATGCGGACGGCAAAAGCAAACCACAAAGGGCAGTCGCTATAATCTGAATTATGGGAACTGAAGATGGCTAACACAGTCCAGATCATCGTCAACGCAAAGGACAATGCCACCGGCGTGCTAGGCGGCGTTAAGAACGCGCTGGGCGGCCTGGGCAAGATTGCGCTGGGCGGGCTGGCGGTTGGATTGGCAGGGGGCATCATAGCGGCGACGGGCCTGACGGCGGCGCTGGCCGACTGCACAGCCGGCGCGATGGAAGCGCAGGACATCCAGGCGCAACTGGCACAGGTCATCGAGTCGACGGGCGGGGCGGCGGGCGTCAGCGCCGAAATGGCCAACGAGCTGGCGGCTTCTCTGCAAGACGTCACCCGCTTCGAGGATGACGCGATTGTATCAGGTGAGAATATGCTTCTCACCTTCACCAACATCGGGAAAGACGTGTTCCCCGCGGCGACTGAGACGATGTTGGATATGTCCACAGCGCTGGGGCAGGACCTCAACACGAGCGCGATACAATTGGGCAAGGCGCTCAACGATCCGATTGCAGGCATCAGTGCCCTGTCGCGCGTGGGCGTAACCTTCACTGACAGCCAAAAAGAAATGATCGCGGCGATGGTGGAGGCCGGGAACACGGCGGGGGCGCAAAAGCTGATTTTGCAAGAGCTACAACGGGAGTTTGGAGGAAGCGCGCAGGCGGCCGGAGAGACCTTCGCCGGCAAGTTGGACATCCTCCAGAACAAGATCGGGGGGATCAAGGACACCATCGGGACGGCGTTGCTGCCGGTCCTGACGGAGCTGGCGGATAAGCTCATAGGGGGACTGAACACGCCGGAATTCCAAGCGGCGCTCGACAATGCGGTTAAGTTCATCACCGACACGGCGATCCCCAAGTTGACCGAACTGGTGGATTGGTTTGTCAATACGGGCATCCCTAAGGCACAAGAATTCATCAACCTGTTCAATGCGCAGGGATTGCAAGGAATTATCCAGGCGCTCTCTGATTGGGCTTCTTCGCCTGACACGCAGGCGCAGATCAAGGCGGTTGGAACCGACGTCGCGAAAACCCTGATTTCTGGCATAGGCAGTGTCGGCGCCGAAGGCTTCAAAACTGAAATGAACCTGGCAGGCGATTTGGCGACGGCCCTGGAAGACCCAGCCACGAAGACCGCCGTACAGAATATCGGGCGCAACATCGGGATCGGGATCGTCGATGGCATCAAGAGCATTTTTACTCCGGGATCGGCCGAGATGGGCGGCGGGGCGCTGGGCGTGCTGCTGGGTATTCAGCAGATGGGCGCCCGGATTATGACCGATATCCGAATGTTGGGTGTGGAATTGGCGGCGGGTCTGTTGGGTGGGTTCCTGACATATATCGTGGGGAAGGAATGGTCAGACCGATTGATGGTGGGCTTCAAAGAATCCTTCAGGAAGATGGGGCAGATACTTTCGGGCGATTTGATCGGGCTGGGCAAAGATATGGTGGATTCGATTGCGCGCGGCATTGCCAGCTCGGACGCGATCCGGCGGGCGGCGGTCGAGGCGGCACAGAGGGCGTTGCAAGGCGCCCGCGAGGCGCTGGGCATCCACTCGCCGTCGAAGGTCTTCATGGAGGTCGGTGCGCAGATGATGGCCGGTATGGCGGCGGGCATCGGCCAGTCCGTGCAGCCGCAAATGGCGCTGGCGGCGGCCACGCCGGTACTGGCCAGCTTGCCGGCCATGGGCGGCGGGGCAGGCAGTATAATAACTATTAGCCTCACTTACGCGCCGGCGATCTCCCTGGCCAGCCAGTACGAGGCGGAGACTGTATTGCGGCCCTTCATCGAGCAGGGCGTGAGAGCTGCTCTGGAGGGGAGACAATGACGCTGACGTGGAACATCCAAGTCGCCTGGGACGGGACATATAAGACGCTCCCGTTGTGCACATCCGTACTCGACAACTTCAACCGGGCTGATGGGGCGATGGGCGCTAATTGGACTTGGATTTCAAATGCAGTTATCGACACCAACACTGTTGTTATTGAAAATCCCGCGGCAGGACCAGCCTATGCATTTTGGGCGACCGATACAGGGGTGAACTGCGCGGCATTTTTTACCTTGGTCACCCGGCCGGCTAACCTGGAGGGCGTCGATCTGCTGGTACGGCAGGAAGCCATTTGGGGCGACGGATTTACCCTGGCCGTAATTAGAAATGACGCGACGGGCGACACGATGCTGTTGTACGATAACACAGGAGAAGGCATCCTCCTCGGCTCGTTCGTTATCGATTTGCAATCAGGCGATAAGTTCGGCTTGGTGGCAAATGGCACTGCCATAACTGCCTACTACATGGCCACAGGGACATCAACTTGGGAAGCGAAGATAACGGGGACCAGCAGTAACCATCTGCACGGCGGCAAAATAGGGTTCTATCTGGACGACGGCAGCGCGGCAGTGATTGACGACTTCGGCGGGGGGACTTACTCCAACCCCAACGAGGCCACGCGCGCTACCGGACTGACCGTCAGCCGGGGTAGGGACAATCTGATCAAGCCTGGCGGGAATGGGTTCGAGCACATGCAGGTGGGCGAGGCGGTCGTTACGTTGGACAATGAGGACAGGCGATTCGACCCCTGGTATACTTCCAGTCCCCTCTATCCCAATGTCGCTCCCGGCAAGTTTGCCAAGATACAAGTCACAGATACGGTCTCGGGTCTAACCTATGATGTGTTTCGTGGAACAGTGGACGATATTCAATCCATTGGAAAGAATCGAGTTCGCCTAGTTATGAAGGATGGAATACGTTGGCTGCGAGACAGAAGGATTAACCTGGGTTGGTATACATTTAGGATTGGCCCGGCCATCTCTGGTGTCTTGACCAATGCCCAATGGCCCACTTCCCATTGGGCCTCTTTGCCAGCAGGTTGGAGCCTTCTGGGAGATACATTGAGTCATTGGTGGGGGCGCAACCAGTCGGCGATAGATGCGATCAATGACCTGGAGGATGCGGAGTTTGGCGTGTTCTTCCAAGATGCGGCGGGGCAGGCCAAATTCTACGACCGGGATTATGACTATGGCGCTGCCACGGCTATCACCGAAGAGGAGATACTGACAGATATCGTTATTCCGCAGCCGTGGGAAGTGCTTCGTAACCGCGCAAAGATTTATGCTTACCCCAAAAAGCTGGATGTGTTGAATACTACCCTGTGGCAATTACAAGATAAGCCCTACATTGCCGGCAATGGTGGCACGTTCGTTGTAGAGGCGACGTTCAGATATAGTATATGGGCCGTGTGCGGTTCAGCTATCGGCTGGGATAAAACCATTTGGACCAATGCGGATGGCACGGGCACGGACATAAGCGCCGATGTGACGATTGCCTGGACCGCAATTGGAGACCGTTCAACCCTTACCCTAACCAATACCAACGCTCTCGGCGGATATATCACTTTGCTGCGCGGGGTGGGAGATGCAATCTATCCGCCGTACACAGCCTCCTTCGTCTACGAGGATGCCGCAAGCGAGGCAGCCTTTGGCTACAGAGACTTTGTTCTGGACAATTACTGGATGGAGAGTTCTGATAAGGCCAAGAATTATGCCAACTGGATTGTAACAAAACTCGCCGATCCATTGGCATACCCCACCATCCAGATAGAGAATAGGTCGGCACTCCAGTTCGGACTAGACCTGCAAAGGCTGGTCAACCTACAGATTGCATCCAGGGATATTGACGAGAACCTGAAGATTGGCAAGATAACCCACACCTGGCTGAGTGAGAATGGTCAATCGGTACGCACCACATTCAAGTTAGAGCCATATCTTGACCCGGCTGAGGGTTATTGGATATTGGGCACATCGCAGCTAGGTACGACTACCATATTGGGTTTTTAGGAGCAGATCAATGACCAGGGCGACAGGGGACGTAATTACGGCGGCCATCTGGAACCACGTAGAAGGCTTTCACGGTGTGTTGGCCAGAAGCACGGCTGACTCTGCTATCACGGCTGGAGGAGAACAGGTAGTGCCGTTGGCAGATGCGGAGGACTTCGACACGGACGGCTACCACAGCCTCGTAACTAACACCAACCGGCTCACGGTCCCTACGGGGCGCGCCGGCTACTATCTCGTGCAGGGCTGTGTGGGTTGGGCGGCGGCTGCCAATAGTCACGGAGTATTCATCCGCAACAATGCCGGCACTTGTCTCGACGCAAATAAGCGATTGGGCAATGCGAGCATAGCAGACGGCATGAACGTCAGCGTCATCACCCATTTGGCGGCGGGGGCATACGTGGAGTTGACGGCACAGACCAGCGTTAATCAAAACCTTGACGCTTCTGAAGTTCCAACATGGTTCGGTATGTTCCTGCTGAACCAGGATGAGATAGCCTAATCTGAGAGACGCGATAACGCGCATTATAGGGACTGAGAAGCCCGGTCACCAGAGACTGGGCTTTTGTTATTGCAGGCGCCAATTGGCAACGGGCGAGGCCGACTCGTGGACAGCGTCCAGGTCCGCCTGGACGATCTGGAGATACTTGCGAACCATATCCAGGCTGGTGTGCCCAAGTGCGGCCTGGAGGGCGTAGATGTTGCCGCCGTTTCTCAGAAATTGAATGGCGAAGGTATGGCGGAAGCGGTGCGGGTGACAGTCGCGGACGCCGGCGCGCTTGCCAAGGCGCTTGAGGAGCTGGAGGAGCGCCAGGCGGTTGAACGGGCCGCCACCTTCAGCGACGAAGAGACGGGCGGCAGGCAGCTCGCCGTCGCGGTGGCGGAGCTTGTAGCGCCAGAGGGCATTGCCGGTGGCCGGGGCAAACTTCAGGATGCGCTCTTTGTTGCCCTTGCCATAGACGGCGACCTGGCGATTTTTCAGGTCGAGGTTGATGAGGAGCAGATCGGACAGCTCGGAGGCGCGCATCCCGGTATCTACCAGTAGCAGGATGATGGCCCGATCACGCTCGACGGTGGGACGCAGATTGGCACAAGCGCGCTTGCCCTGGCGGGTGTACTCGACGGATCTCTCGCAGGCAGCCAAGAGGGCGCGGACATCCGCTTCGGGGAAGGGGTGAATGGCGCGCTGCTCGGGGCGGGGACGGGGAATGGCGTGGATGATGTGGCGCTCGACCAGGCCCTCATCGACGGCCCAGGTCCAGAGCGCGGAGAGGGCGGTGTGGATGTTGAGAATGGTTTTGTTGGAGAGAGGGCGGGCAGGGCGCGCGGCGACGCCGTTGGACGGCTGGGGGATGGTGCCCAGCTCAACCAGGAAGTGTTTGACCTGGTCGGCGGTGATGCTGGCCAGGGGCGGATCGTCGGCGAGATAGGCGGCGAGTTTGCGGAATGAGTTGGAATAGTCGGCGAGGGTGTGGGGTGAAAGGCGCTTGGCCTGTTTTTCGAGAGTGAAGCCCTCGACGGCCTGCGAGAGGGTGATTTGACGAACCATGCGATCTCCTGTTACGGCTTCCAGTGGCGATAATTGCGATTATACGCACTGTGGTGCAAGTTTTTTTTATACCCGTGATAACGGGAGAGCGCAAGGCTTGGTTGTCAACGAACCGTGCTATGTGCGGTTGGGAGGGCTGGTACTGAGGTGGGCGCGAGAGGGCTCGAACCTCTGGCCTCACGGATGTGAACCGTGAGGTTCAGTTTGTCTACCGGAGTTTGCACGGCTAGTGGTTTTTGACGAACCATGCTAACTGCGATGATAAGAGCCTTGCAATCGGCGGTTCACTCCTCTAAAGCGGTTGCGCCCCGAGCGGAGCGCAGCCGCATTATACCTCATCCCCAGCAGGCTTGCAATTGTTCCCCCGTTGGCTGATGACCTCGATCTATTCGGGTTTACGTAGGACATCTACAGGGTTAGTTCGTCTAGTGTAGTAAAAGGCAAGGGCAAAGGACAGTATCGCCACCGGCAGTATCCCCCACCAATTAAAGACGACGGCGGAGACGAGGCAACACGCAGCCAGTATCCATCCGAGATTGTTGAGCTTTCGCCGACGGCAGAGAATAAAGGCTGGTAGAGCCAGGATGACACCGACAACTGGCCACGCAATGAACAAGCCGATGTTTCG